GATAAGTAGCTAGTATATTAATTCATAAGTTATTTCTTATGAACTGCCAATCCTACTAAGTAAACTATAGGATGGATTATTTTACACCAGACATTGCCAATTTTACTGTCTTTAGCTTTGCCTTTTGTTAAAATATGTCTAAGGTGTTTTGTTCTTTCTTTAGCAAAATATGCACCTAGATTAGTTAATATGTTACTATTCTGCATGCCACGAACATAAGGTTTGAATAACCAATGATACCCTATTTCATGTAAAGGTGTCAAGTATTTTTTCTGATAAATGTACCAAGTTTTCATAGCTTGTGCCCAGTCATCAAGTTGAGTCTGTCTATACATCTCTGTGCAAACTATTTTAGTATCTCCACTAGTTGCAGTATCATCATCTGGAGCGTCATATTGTGCAGTTCTTTCTGCCATTCTTTGTTCACGCTCTGTATTCTGTGGAGCATTGCCTGGTTTACCTGAGCTATCTGTAAAGTTTACCGATGTGCCATCTTCATGCGTAAATGAGCCATCATTGTTCTCACTGTAGAATGAACCATTATCATTTAGTCCAACGCTCCTTGTGCCTCCACGTGATTCAATGTCTGATTTTGCATCATCATTAAAGTTATCTAATGCCGAATCTCTTTGTGATTTTCTACCACTACCAAAAGTTTCTTCTACGTCAAAACCCCTTTCTCTTTCAGCTTGTCTGCTTGTTACCCCTGCATCTCCAATTCCATCAGATAACCTTTGTAATAGCATCTCCTCTTTTAAATCCCGTGCTGCTGTTTTTTGTGCAACAGTAGATTCTATAGTGCCATCAATTATATTGTTTAATTCATTTTCTGTTAAATTTCCAAAACTTTTTCTTGAGGATTGATAATTAGGGTCTGCTTCAATAGTATCTCTTGATACTCCAGATAATGCTTCTGCCTGAGATAAAAATCTACCAGTTTGGTCGACACTTCCTGTGCCTGTTATTTCTTGTGCTAAAGGAGTTGTAGATGATTTAAACGAGGGAGACCTTATACCTTGTTGTCCGCCACCAATCTTTTGAGCTGCTTGATAATTAGTATCAATTAAAGAGTCATCCTTTACGCCAGCCATAATTTTTTGCATTAAATCTTCAAAACTATTAGCCTTCAACGATGGAGCTTCAGGAGCAACTAATGATGTAGTATTTTCTTTTTGTAACTTATCTACTTCTGTATTAACTTGATTTACTAACTGCTCTTCTCCAATCGCTTTCCTCATTTCGCCAAGTGTGTATTGTACTAATCCTGCGGCTGTCATAGGAGTAAATCCTATAGGGTCTTTTGTATCAGGTACTATTTCTCCCCCAGGTCCTATGTTACTTATATCTTTACCTTGGAGTTTATTAGAAATGTCCGTAAGCATACTTCCACTGGAGGCTACTTTACCAGTTAACGGGTCATACTCTCTTCCGTCGTTACCTACTACATTACCAGCTAAAGTAACTGTCCCAGGAGCTTGGTTTACTCCTAAGAAACCTAAAGGTAGCATAGCTAACGCAATTTGTTTTACAGGATTATAGTTATGTCCCAACTCTTTAGCCCTATTAATTTTTTCATTAGCTAAAGCCCTAGCAGCTTTCTCTTGTTCTGTTTCTACAGGGTCATCTCCACCTGTATCTTGTTGAACAGGTTTTTTGACTAAGGGTCCAACTGGAGGAATAGTGTTATCTACAGGAGTACCCTCATCATCTCCTGGCTTATATGTTTGATTAGCTGTATATGAACCTACATTACCAGCACCTACAACTGTATTTGGATTAGTTGTTGGACCAAGATTAAGAGCAGCAGGTGTAATTGTTCCAGTGCTAGAAACTGGGGAGGCGATACCTTTATTAATACTAGGTTGCAACTTATCATTTATACCATCTTTATTTTTATCAATGAAACCTGGAGTTTGTACAAATTTAGCTGAGGCAGCTTCAGGAGCTTTTGCTGTTCCATATTGTCCTAGTGCAGGGTTATAAACTGCTTGTTGTTTTTGTATACCTCCTAAAGTGGCAACATTAGGTTGTGCATTCATAATAGTCATACCTGCGGCTGCAGTTTTTATATCATTATCAATATACTCTACTTGTCCAGCATCTTCCATTTCGCCAAGACCTTGTAATGCATCTCTTCTTAGTCCTTCATACATACCAAGACCATGGTATCTAACCACGTTAGCTGGTACAACTAATTCGCCTTCGCTTAATAACACATGTTGATTATCTTTAACTTCATCACCTGTAGCACCTGGAGGAGGGTCAGCGGGAGTACCCATTGATGCATCTTCATATTCTGGTTTGTCTGGACTACCCATATCAATTACTACAGCTAAACCTTTACCTTTTTTGGTAACCTTGTCACCACTCTCAATGGACTTACCTTTAGCCGCCATTATAGGAGTTGGGCTAAGTAACTGTTCTTCTTCTACTTTCTTAGCAGGTACTTGTGGAGCAGCTAAAGCTGTAGTCATAGGAGCAGGCATTTCTGTTGGCATAGGAGCAGTAGGACTAGCTATTCCAACACTTGTTTTATCTTGTTTTAATTTCTTGGCTACAAGCTTCATAACTTCATCTCTAGGGTCAACGACTTTAGGAGCAGCACCTCTCTTAGGCATCTTCTCTACTTTTGCTTTTTTGTTGCCTACGGGTGGACTGGTCTTTTGTGTCATTGGGGATGTACCTAATCCTGCTGGTTCTTGTAATGCCATGAGTGCTCCTCCTGTGTTCATGCCTCTAGCTCTGCCTATTTGCTGACTTATTTGTTTTGATTTAGCATTGGCTTTTTTAGCTGTTTCTTTACCTGGTGGTCCTTTTATTAAAATATAATCATTTTTCTCTAGGGCTTCGTCAATGCCTGCATCACGTAGTTTGCCTCCTTTACCCATACGTAAAGTTGGAAATAAAACTTCTCCTCCTAGCTCCGTACTGTATTCACTAGCAGTCTGTACAGTAGCTTGTCCTCGCGTTGGAGTATTTCTATTCATAGCCCTTGAAAGCCAAGCTGGTCTAGTATCAATTTCCATTATTTTTCAGCTCTTGCAATAACCTCATCTCGAAGAGTTTTAAGTCTTCGTATTTCTTGGATTGCTCCCTGTGCTTTATTAATGTTATATATATCTTCATGTTGTTCTAATAGCTTGTGTAACTCAGCTACTCTATACTCCATGTATGCTTCTAATATATCTGTATTCTTCTTTACATTAACCAGAGGTAGTAGTTTTTTAGCTACTTCTGTTATCATTGTCTACCCCCTAGTAATTGTTGTAGTTGGTCCATAGCAGCAGGGTCTTGTTGCTGAGGTCCTGGTGAAGGATTCTGAGGTGCACTAAATCCTTGCTCTCCTGGAACTGGAGCTTGCCCTACCCCTATGTTACCACCACCTCCACCTGAAGGGTCGGCAGGATTAACTCCCTGTGCTTGCCCCTGTTCGGTAGGTAAACCACCAGCAGCTTTTAATATCTCTGCTTGCTTGAATGCTTCTCTTTCGTCATTGATAAGTTTCTCTGCGTCTAAATCCATAGCCGCACCTAATTCTCTTAAGATAACTGGTATCTTTAAGTAAGGAGCTACAGCAGCATTTCCTGACATCTGAAGTAACTGTAGAAGTCTTTGACTTCTTACTTCGTTCTTCATTAGACTTTCTGTGCCTCTGGCTTTTATTTCTAAATCGCCTCTAGCTTCTTTATCAAAGTCAAACTGCATATTAAAAGCAAACAATGCTTCTCCCAAAGGTTGTAATAGATAATCATCTAAGTTCTTTACAACACTCTTAATACTTAATTGTGCCGCTCCCATCAGCATGCTGATACCTGCAGCAGTTCTGCCTGTACCTGCAACACCAGTTTGTCCATGTGAATACGATGGTATGCCTGTTGCATCATCTGCTAGTGACCTAGCTTTATCAAACATCATCATATTCTCTGTGCTTACATTCGGATACTTTGTTCCAAATAAGGCTTGACCTGGAGCACCACCTTGTCTTCTAAATACTTTTCCTGGATATACTTGTAAGTCTTGTCCTGGAACTAGATTAGTTTCATCAATCTCAAATACTAAGTTACCTGACAATACAGCATTATCCACTGCCATTCTCATAAAACCATTCATAAGTGTTTGAGTATCTGACATGTTCTCAGCTAATCCTACACCAAAGAAACTATACGGATTAATCTCAAATGGTGCGGCACAGTATGGAATACGTTTAGGTGTAAATGGATTTATAACTAACCTTAGTATCTTATTATTAGATACCCATATATTAACTTGTAATGTATCTACATCTTTAAAATCATTAGGTATTTCTAATCCAGCTTCTTCTGCCATAGTTCTGTCTATGTTGCCCCAGAACTCTAGTACCTCAAATCTGTTTACATCATATTGAGTTTCGTTATCTCTTAAATCATTTTCCCACCATTTACGTGTATAGTTGTATCCCATCTCGGCACACTCATCTATGGCATCGGTATCAAAGTAAGGTCTCTTCTTTAAGTTTCTTAGTTCTGAATAACTTAGCTTGTGTCTTTCTATAACGTACTCTGCCTCTGACATATTGTTTGCATCATAGTCAGGGTAGAAGTTCCATGTAGAAACTGATTCTACTCTTGGTACAGTTTGACTCTCTGGTGAATAGTTACCTTCTTCATCCCAGTTAGCTCTTTCTTTATCAAAAGCAAAAGGTCCTTTAAGTATTCCTGTACCAAATAATGCCATCTCAAAAGCAACTGTTCTTAGATGCTTAGATGCATTTGATTCTTCGAGTTGGTCAAGAATAGTCTTTTCCATTCTTTTAGCAGCTTTTTGTGCTGGGTAGTATGTCTGTGCAGTTGGTGTTAAACCTGTACCAGACTTTAGTTTTTCTTTTATAGCTTCAAGGTCATCTTCATATGCCCCAAGTTTCATATCTCTTAGTGTGTCTTGTGTAGCCCCTTTAGGTATATCTTGTCCATCTCCAGGAAAACCATACACATTGTTTAATTCTTCTAGTGCATTATCTGGTTCTTTAGGGTCAAAGTTTACTGCCTCGTCTACACCATTAGGTATTCTAGTTGCGTCTACTCCTAGAGGGAATCTTTGCCCTGCAAATAAAACGTCAATAATTTGACCATAGGCTGCTAAAACTTTTGTTTTAGTTATCTTAATAAATACCTGAGACTTCTCAGTTTCTGTAAATTGTGTGTCTGTACTGTAGATGCCTCTGTATTGACGATAAGAGTTTAACCATCTTTGCTCATCATAGAGTCTTGCATCTTCTGCAGTTGTAAATTTTTCTGTAACATAGTTAGCTAATTCGTCCTTTGGGTCTTTAGGAACAAATACCATTTCTTCTATGTTTTCGTTTTCATTTTCCATGTTTAATATCCAAATACTCTATCTGCAGGATTCCATGTTCTAGGCATCGCTGCTGGGTCATAGTCAAATATAGACCTTGACCTTGGTCTGGTCATTATACCATATCTCAAAGCATCATACAAATGGTCTTCTGCTTTCGTGTCTACATCTTCAGAGTTACTTTTATCTAAAGGTATAATAGGTAACTGTGCAATCAAGTTAGTACAGTTGTTAAATATGGTTAGACCTGCCTGCTCTGTAATATCATCTACCTGAAGTCTTCTATGTATTTCGTTCTTACCTGAAACACGACTTCCTTTACTTCTGTCTGCTGGTCGCCAACGACAACCAACTGAAATCATTTGTTCCGCCAAGGAAGGACCTGTATCACCCCTTTTATGCCAACACGAACTGTCGAGTACGCCATACGAGATTTGTCCATCACTTCTCTCCACATCCAAGATAGCAAACGCCAAATCTTTGGCTGTATATTTCGATACATACATTTCACGGTAGACCACAAGCTGCTCAGTAGCTGGGTCAACTGCAAACCATAAGACGGCAGAGTACGAAGAATATCCGTAATCACACGCCCTAAATTTTCTCCAATTGTCTGGAATTGCAAATACATCCGTAACATGATATCGCCTATCAAACTCAGAAAAAGCCGCACCTTCTGCAACATCCCAACTTCCCTCCAATAATTGTCTACGTTGTGTCTCTGGTAGAGACAGCAACATCGCTTCGTAGTCTCCCTGCTCATATAAGAAAGGATTATCCATTAACTTCGCAGGGATAAATCTTCTCTTAAACAAAGGCTGTTCAGACTTCGCATGTTGTTTGGGGTACTTTAAGGTTTCCCCAGTCGTAATATCTGTCGCCCAAAACGGCTTACCCGCTGGAGCAGGGTCAATGAACATTTTTTTGACCCAGCCGTGCCCTGGTCCTCCAGGGTTTGTCGTACCTCGCATGTAAACGGGGAGCGACGGGTCTGCAGTTCTAAGGCGCGAACGTAAATAATCCCAAGCATATGGTGTCGGATACTGTGTTAACTCGTCAAAACCAATATAAGTGAATGCTTGTCCTTGGTATCTTAGAACGTCTTTCTCTTGTTCAAGATATGTCATCCAAATTCTAGCACCAGACGGGAAAGTCCATTGGCTCTTTTTCTCCATCCATTTAGCCCCAGGGAAAGCCTGAGGATACATTTCCTGAGATTTGTGTATAATCTCCCTAAGTTCGTCATTTGTACGTCTTAATATAAGAGCGTTCATATTCGGGTTGTTGCAGTAACGTAGTGGGTCTACTATCAGACTGTACGTCTTGCCACCCCCAGCTGCCCCTCCATATAATACTTCTCGTTCTGGTGCAGCTAAAAAGTTCGTCTGTGGTCCTGGATTTGGTTGGAATAATACTTCCTGAGTTGATTCCTCCTGGACAGGATAAGCTTCAGGTAAACTCTCTGTAGCTTTCTCCGCAATGTCATTATCTTCTGTGCTCCTAGCTATCTTAGCTAATTTACGCTGTGCTATGTTTAAACGCACACGTGCAGACCTTTGTTGTTTCTTAGCTTTAACTAAGTCTTTTTCTTCTTTAGTTAAAGGCTTGGGCTTTGATGTTGCCTTCAGCTTGGGTCTTGGCGGTGCGGCTTTTTTGTTCAGCATGCCTTCGTCTATCTGTTTTGTCTGTCTTTATACGCTTCCATAATCCCATGGGAGTTATGCTACGTCCTGTGTATTCTGTTAACCATCTAGCTACTTCTGGATACGAAGACTCTTTTAAGTAATCTTCTGCCATTGATAAGGCTTCTAGTTGTTCGTCTACTGGTTCTAATAAATGTGGGTCGATGCTATTTGCTTCGTATCCCCAAGGTATTGTTGGACCCTTTAGTGTCTTATATCTATTAGTCGGATTCAATTTCTGTGCTGGTGTCATCTGCTTTAGCTGGTAAAATAAATACGCCCATTGGTTTATCTGATGTGACGTTTAACTTCTCTACTTTAGATAATCCTACTCTATCTAATATCTGTTGTGAAGCGGCTAGTCTTTCTCTGTTACCAATAGCTGAGGGGTCATCTATGACACCGACCATTGATAATACAGCTTTAGGAGCATTGACTGCCATCTCTAATTCTGCTCTCTCTATTATATGCTTTCGCACTGAGTTAATAATATGATGTGGGTTAGTTGACTCTGAGTATCCTGCAATCTTCATAGCTTTAGCATGATTACCTTTAGCAGGACCAAACAAAGCATCTAAGAATTTATTTTGTAATTCTGTTAATTCTTTATGCACGAGGATTCTTCTTTCTAGCTGTTTTGGTTCTAGCAAAAGAACGATTTTTGCTTTTTGATTTTACAGATAATTTATTCTTTTTGTTATTCATGGGATTACCTGTGGTATGATGTACGTCTTTGCCATCACCTTTAGTGACTAGACCACGTTTCGCCATTATCGCTCGAGCTGCATTCCTTGACGCTCTTCGCTTTTTTTGCTTTGCTTTTCCGTGGTAACTGTCGTACTCTTTTCTGTAGTTTCTTGTCATCTCTTTTTAGATACTCTTTTCCGTTTTCGTCCACTGGGTGATACGGACCACTTAATTGCCGTGGGCTTACCTCCTGTATTTCCTGCGGCTCTTTTCTTAGCGACTGCCGCACTTTTTTGTCCCTTCGACATCCTATCTGCGACTGCCTTGGGGCGACACGCTGGGTATTTCCTCTTAGACTTACTTGCTGATTTACGCCCACAGGGTTTTCCTGTAGCTACATCCCTCCAGTCCTCTTTGAACCATTTACGTAAACCTCCTTTGTACGCCATTAATAAGTACCACCTCTTTTTTTGTAGGTTCTAACAAGCCAGGCATTTGCATACGCTGATGGATATACCTTAAATTTTCTTTTAGCTTCTGCTTTAACTGATGCATATAATTTTGCATTTTTTGGTTTTGGCGACCCTGATGATTTTTTCTTTGCTGCCATTCGTAAGCTTCCTTTATTTCTTCTATTGTTCTACCACATCCTTTACAGATATCGTCTTCTAGTGTGCAAACACCGATGCATGGGCTTATAATCTTCCTGTCCATTTGCCTACAACCCAAGCTAGTAATCCTGCAAAAAATAATACAAATATAAAAGCTATTCCATAGCCCATATATTCCATCAACTCTGCCTG